TTACAGTAATTATCAATTTTCATTCTTACATTTATTAAATTCATATTATTATCGCTTATATATTTGTGTCATCAGCAAAACTAACAACACGCTCAAAAGGAGCGCACAAAGTTGGTCGCTAACTCTAATTTAGGTGTTAGCGCCCGTTTAGCTCTAGGTTATAGCTAAGCACCACACCATTAAATTATTGCATTGCTCACATATGTATTTGTTATGGCCTAGTGAATAATAGCCGCAACCGATAAAAAGATTATTCCTGCAAAATTTACAGCGTCTTTGTGTGTGGGTTGTGGCTATATTCATACTCACCTCTACTTTGGTGTAAATAAACTGGCGCAAGGATTACCATCTATCGCGCCAAGGATTACCATCTATCGCGCCAAGGATTACCATCTATCGCGCCAAGATGGTTTAAGAATTGATCATTACAGTCAGCAGATACAGAATACTCATTTTCTATATCACCACTTAGCGTAAAAGTTATCTTTCCGCCATTTGTATTTATACAATCAATCTTTTCAGCATCTACAAAAGAGCCTTTTTCGTTCTCGATTAGAAACATGTTACTCACCTCTACTTTATAGGTGCAATCCACTTCCTTGTGATATTGCGTTAATTGTTAATATGCTGGTTTATTGTCGTTAGCATAACCACCTTGAGGAGCAAAGCCGCCTTGTTGCTGGCCTTGCTGTTGTTGGAATCCACCTTGAGATGGTGCTTGTTGTTGGAAGCCGCCTTGAGCCTGTTGTTGTGGTGCGCCCTGCGATTGACCGCCTGATTTACCGTCAAGCATTTGCATCACACCGTTAAAGCCTTGCAATACAATTTCAGTAGTGTATTGATCTTGTCCTTGTTGGTTAGTCCACTTGCGAGTTTGAAGCTTACCCTCAATATAAACCTTTGAGCCTTTCTTTAAGTATTCGCCAGCAATCTCCGCTAACTTACCGAACATCGAAACACGGTGGAATTCCGCCTTTTCTTTTTGTTCACCAGTATTTTTATCTTTCCATTTTTCATTTGTGGCAACAGTTAAATTTGAAACAGCGCCACCGTTAGGCATAAATATAGTTTCAACCTCCTTGCAAACATTACCAATAATTATAACTTTGTTCACGCTACTCATTTCTTATTCCTTCTAATATTATGTTTTATTGCGATTTTACCGATACTCTGGGGTGTCATTCCGTAAATATCAGCTATTTCTTTATATTTGACGCCAGCCTTAGCCATATACAAAACATGCTCCAAGTCTGATCCGTGTATTTTTGTTTGAGGTAGCTTATCACCCGTTGCCACTCTCCCTTTTGATGCCGCATCCTGCATATTATCCTTTCGTGTCCCTTGGAATAAATGCGCTGGGTTAACACACTTTCTGTTGTCGCACGAATGACAAACATCTAACTTGCCATCAAGATGACCGTTGAACGCTAAAAATGACAACCTATGCGCGTAAAAACTTTGACGCAAATAAGTAACTCTAGCGTAACCATTCGGGCGAATTTTTAGCTTCCACTCCCAGCAACCGCTATCTGTTATATTCACCCTTTCAACAACTTTAACTCTAGCTCTAGATAAATCCATAACAACCCTCGTGGCACCATTTTATTATATAGTGCCACAAAAGAAACTAGCAAGCAACGATAATTACTTTATTTACACCTGCCATTTCTATTTACCTTCTTTAGTTAAATTGAATTAATCGCGTCTTTGATCTTGTTGTTTATTGTGAAGCCTTGCCCTTGCAGGTTAGCTATAACATCGCCAGGAGGCGTGCCATTTTTAATGGCTTCAGTTATAGCGCCTTTCTCTTGATTGAACTGTGATTCTTGATACCACTTAACAGGCTTTTCATTACCATGTTTTGGTTTTGCGTTATTAGCTGCGCACCCGTCATCATCTTCTTGAGCCATACCGATAATGGCTGCATAGTTATAACGTCTAACATAAGTAATGGCTGAACCTAAAACTTGCACAGGGTTTTTACCGCTAGAGCCATGCAATACAGCATCAGGCAATTGAACCTCATCAGATATATATTGACCTGAACTATGAGTTAACATTGTTGTAAGTGACTGCTTTCCATCATACATACCCATAAACTGAGTAACCGCTAATCCATGCTTCGCTAGGTGAGGCTTGGCAACATTAATGCATTCTGCTAAATCTGCATACTTCCAACTTATACCTTGCTTGTCTACGTTTTTAGCTGCATTACCTAGCTCACCCTGAAACGCTGATAAAGCTTTAAATATTTCATTTAGCTCTGTTGAATTAATCACCTAAACCACCATTTCCTTTTCTTGCTTATCCTGTAAAAATAACATTGCTTCGCTAATTGGTGACGTTAATTCATCACCGGTAAAAATATACTCTTTACCTTCATAAATAACTTTAATCATCTTGTCCTCTCTTTTGTTTGCTCATACATGCGAACCGCGAATCTTTCTTTTTGCTCATCTGTTAACTCGTCTTTATAACCAAGTAACGAGCTTTCTTTGCGCTTAACTACGCACATTGCGTACCAGTAATATTTTACTAATTTACTAGCTGTTTCAAAGTCTGCTACACCTTTAGCTGAAGCTATATTTATATACTTAACCCTATCAGCTAGCTGAGCCATGCAATGCTGTATTTCTTCTTTTCTAGCATTGATAAAAGCTAGGTCAACACCCGTTAACGGTAAAGAGTAATCAAATGCCATCTTTGTGAATTTAAACTCTATTTTATGGTTCTTCACTGCTCTTCCTTAAGCTCTCTTAAAATATCAAGCGTGTTGTTAATATGGCCTTGCAATTGATAAATCTCTGTGAATTTTTCAGTATCAATATCAGATAGTAACTCCTGCAATGTATCTATCTTTGTGTCTAAATGACGCTGGCCTGCCTTTATTGCTTGGTCTTGAAAACTATTCATTAACTCTCCCCAAAGTTGTTAGCTGCTTGGCTCGTTGATGTAGGTAATATTAGACTAATTAAAAACTATTGCAAGTGTTTTATCAAATTAATTTAGATTGTTTAATTATTTGACAATACACTTATATAGTAGTAAATTTAACGCATCAATAACATAATAGGAAATAAAATGGAAAACGCAGAACTTAAAAAGATTATTAGAACAGCGGCAGTAAAAAGCGGTATCGATGGCGTAATGGCATTAACTAAGGAGTGTGGCTTAAGCTATGAGCGCGTGTCTCGCGTTTATGGTGGAAGTGTATCAGCTAAGCTTAGTGATGTAGCACATGTTGCTGACGTTCTCGGACTCAAAATCAAATTTGTAGATAAAGGAGAGGGGTAATGCTTAAATCAATACTTGTAGGGTTTTTGTTCGCATCGACACTTATTACTTGGTGGAATGCTTATGATATAGAGGTGGCAAAGAAAGAAATTGAAGCACTTAATAAGCGCCTAGATGAAAAAACTTTACTGTGTAAGCAAGTTCACACTATCCAATCTAAACTTAATACTGTTATTGAATGTATGGAGATAAACAAATGAGCATATTAGACATGAACAAAGAAGAATCACTATCAACCTTTAATCGTCACATCCCTAGTGGACATATTGATAAACTAAAAGCTGAGAGTGATAGAAAGAGCAACACCAGCGATTTAACGCAATCAAATAGCGGTTTAAGCTCATCACATGGTGAAGCTAGACAAAAGCGTGAAGCTATAGCGGATAAGTTAGAGATTAAAGCGCTTGAGACTCAAACAGAGAAAGACTATTTTTATAGTTTATTGGAGGAATTTTAAAGATGGAATTAACTGATTTAGAAATATGTAAGCGTATAGCAGAGATTGAAGGGTTTGAATTTAGGGTTGGATCACTAACTAGTGTGACGCCTGTTGGTGTTTGGCCTAAAGTACCATTTAAAGATGTAGGTATGAGTCTTGGTAGTTCGTCTTACAACCCTTTAACTGATGATGCTTTATGTTTTCGGCTAATGGTTAAGTATGAAGTGGGTGTTGATACTTATACCGATACCGCATACATATTAAGTGATTACACAAACCGAACTCACAAAGCCGTAATATCAATAGATGATGACATTAACAAAGCAATATGTTTGGCAATAATAGAGGCTCATAATGAAAGATAACGTCATCGAATGGCTATTGTCATTCATACCAGAATTAAATGATTAACTAAAGGCTGCTATTGCGGCCTTTTTTGTGGGGAAAATATGACTAACAGAGAAATATCAGAGTATCAAAACAAGTTAAAGCCTTGGGTTCCTAAGCATGATGTGACGATGAAAGACGTTGTTGTCTCAGGCTATGTTAGTGAGGTTGTTTATATTGTTGATGCAATTATATTTAAGCTTGTCGCAAAAGGAAGAAGCCCCAAGGGTTAACTTGAGGCTTTAGGGGAGAGAGTATAAGCAACGGATTACATTGTTTATGCTCTTAGTATACTAGCTTAATTCTTTAATTGATAGCCTGTCGCTATTAACCTCTATTGTTACCATTAACCCATTTAACCGCCTTTTTAAATATCTTAGGGCTTGTCATATCTATAATATTTGTAATATTAGCCAAGAAACTAAAAACAATAGAAACGCATTGCACTAATGAAATTAAAAGTATGATAATTGAGAATGGGATAACAATAACCCACCAACGCCAGTTTTTTAGCCTATTTTTTAACTTAGTTTTCATATCAACCTCTATTTAACTAACTCTTCAATTACTACGCTATCATGACCATCATCATTTAGCTGCGTGTCTATCTTGTTTTTTAACGCTAATCTTTTATCGTTTATAGCGCGGTTCTTTTCTGGATTACTGCCTTTCTTCTTCCTGGTTAGCATTTGTTTTATCATACACCACTCATCAGGTGTTAGTGTTGGGTTGCTCATCTCTCTTCCCTTTTATGTAATGGGTTGTTTAGCTTTTACCCAGTGGCGCGCTGGTAATATTGATTTAATTTTGCCGCAACACTCGCACTCTGTTCTTTGTGCTGTATGTGCACCATTGTCTCGACCGATATAGCCTTTTGACTTTCTGCAATCAAAACACAATTTCTCTTTCTTCATCTTATACTCTCTTTGTTTATTTGAATTTAGCTTTCAATATGTGAGCTATGACATCAACCGTCCAACCGTTACCGGTCATTTTATAAAGCTGCGTGTTACTAATTCCAGCGCTTAATAGTGTATCAATATGATGCTCTGGCACTGTTTGAAGTCTCATGCACTCGCGTGGGGTTAGTTTTCTAACATTAACCCCATAACCGTTACTATCCGTAACCCCTGTGATTATGTAGTTATCAGTTATTGCAAGCTTGAAATATCTAGCCGTCAGAGTGTTTGCTTTTTTCGATGTGCTTATGCTTAGTGGCTTAAATCTTTTACCGAAATCACCTTTTTTATTGAAGAATCCAGTTATCATTCTATGAGACAGGGCGTATTTTTCACTAACAGTAGGTTCAATTATATCTTTAAGCAAAATACCTTTATCTTCTGGTTGCTCAACCTCGAAGCTAGTCCAGTAATATCTATTGCGATTCTGAGCAGATACCAGGGCGCTATTAATCAGTATTTTATGAACATGACCTAAAGCGTTTTCAGTGTGAGTTGTAATATATTCCTCAAACTCTTTTTTCATCTTCACGTTTTCAATTAAAAAATCAGCTTTCGGATTGTGATATTTAACGTGCTTCATAATATCCAGCATCGTCCAGAATAGCATTCCGCGCTCATCTTTATCACCTAACTGCTTACCAGCCATCGACCAAGCTTGACAAGGAAAGCCACCAGTAACTAAATCAATACTAGCCCAATCAATATCCCACTCGCGCCAGTTAGTAACATCACCTAGCTGAATAGTGTCAGGAAATAATGCTTGTGCTGCCTGGTTGGCATATTTATCAATTTCACTGCTGTAATATTTCGTTACTGGAATATTTAAACTTTCTAGCGCCATCATTCCGCATGACATTCCGTTGAACAGACTTAATACTTTCATCTTATACCCTCTTTGTTTATTTGGTTTGTTTTAAATTAATTACTTCGAGCTTTCCCACATACATATATTTTCTTTATCATCTAGATCGTTAAAATCTCCCAGCTCATCTGGCCAAGCTACAACAACATCAGTAACATCGTTTTTAGCGTTTAAATTAGCTCTTGCACATTCAAACGCTGCAGCATGACCGGTTAAGCTCTTGTCATTATCAGCAAATATAAATAACTTTGTAACACCGTTAGGCGCTCTAAATCTTTTTAAGAACCCGCTGTTTATTGTGGACCAGCAAGGAATGTCATATTTATCGTGGGCGCTTAAAGCTGTTTCAATTCCTTCAGCTATGCCAAGTGTTTTCTCTGCATCCATAAGCCTAACTACAGGGATCTTATAATCTACATCAGTAATATTTCTTACTTTACGGTAAATTTTCTTACTTCCTTCTAGGTACGTTATATGCTGCTGCAGTATTTCAAGTGTTTGTGCATCTGTAACAGTGGCCACCATAGCCTCATAGTTACCGACCTTTTGGCCGTCTTCGTTAAAATATGGCACTGAGTCACAGTGATGTACTGACATAGTAGGCAAGTTTATAATACCTCTCTCTTTCAAGTAATACTCTGACCAAGTGCCGTTAATCGGCTTTGATGTGCTAGCTATTTTTTTCTGAACACCGGTTAACTTAGGTTTTAAATTGTTTCTATCTGGCTGATTACCTATGATTTCATCAACTTGCTTTGCTACATCCGCAAAAGGCAACCCGGTAACTTCCATCAATAAAGAAAGTCCGTTCCCGCTACTACATACACAAATGTAATCACCATTGCCGGTCTTATCGTGTATTCGTATGCCTGATGATCCTTTTCTATCGCAGATAGGGCAAGCTTGATGCTTGTTAGGTATTATCTGCAGACCAAAGGATTTATAAATCAAATCCCATTGGCCTTTTGCTGCGTCCGAAGTTTTCATGTTTACCACCGTTATTAACTTATGCTTTAATAATAATTAAT